AGAAGGTTGCAACCGAAAGTTATTGTAGCAGAAAACGTTAAGGGGATGCTTCAGGGAAATGCCAAGGGATATGTAAAGCAGATTATTGGCTTGTTCAATGTTATCGGATATGATGTGCAATTATTCTTGCTCAATAGCGCAACAATGGGAGTTCCACAAGAGAGGGAGAGAGTTTTTTTTATATGTAGACGAAAAGATTTAAACCTTGCTCCGATCCAACTAATCTTCAATGAAAGAGTGATTACGGTAAAGGAAGCGACCGGCCTAGTCGGACACACTTCAAATTCAGCAAACATTCGCCACGTTCAAGCAGGCCGAAGACCAAAGTGGCTTACTCACAATCGCCCAGCTCCGACAATCATGGGAACCGATGGTCTATTTATAATTGATGAAAAAAACGAAGCAAAAAAAATACTACCTCCTTATATAAACCTACTAGGCTCCTATCCAGCAGATTATAAATTTAAGACGGAAAAGGCATCGTCTTATTTAATTGGAATGTCTGTCCCTCCGCTAATGACTTACGGAATTGCAAATCAAGTCTATGAGCAATGGTTTAAAAAATGAAAGAAAAAACAAGTCAGGATCACATTCAAAAGCAAAAGCTTCATTATAAGAATGGGGAAAAGTCAATCTGTTTGAAATGTAAGAAATATGATGAAGATTGCTTTGAGGCCATGAAGACGTGCGAAAAATCCAAAAATAGTAATTATTCAACGGTTGTGAGATGCAATCAATACAAAGAGAAGAGGGATTTATGAAGAGAGATTTGAGAAGAAAGGTGTGGACCCATCCAAAGTTAAAAAAGGAATTTGGTGGAAAGTACGAAGCTTATTCAATAAGGGATCCAAAGAAAAGAGCGTTCTGCTTGTTTCCATTATCAGGAAAAGGGACAGATAAATTTTTTGTGTCACACGAAGCGGCAAAAAAAGCAGGGTGGAGTTGTAAATGAATATAATTGATGAAGCATTCGAGAAATCATTTAAGGACGCATACGGATCATTTGACATGCCTTGCGGTTACAAGCAAGAGCTGAGACAGATGTTCTTTGTCGGAAGCGCGTTCACATTAGGCACATTTGGGAATAAGTCGGACCAGGAAGTTTCTGAGCTAGTTCAAAGATTCCGTGAGGGATTAATCGAATTCTCAAAAGAAACAATTCCTGAACTTGATGGCGTGCCTCTCCCTCCCCAAGAAGAGAGTATCAAAGCCCCCGGCGAAGCCACTGCAGTCGTTTAGCACTATGCGGCTTAATAACTAAGTGGTAAGATGTAATTGATATAAAAGGTTTACCAGCATTTTTAGACGGTCAAAAAGGGAATTTTTTAGCCGTCTTTGTTTAAAAAGGACTTCCATGGAAAAGGATAATAACTTCGCTTCGAAGTTTAAACCGGAATACTGCGATCAGTTAATTCGACATTTAAAGAACGGCAAAAGCTTTTCATGTTTCAATGTCGACCCGCCAGTTTTTCAATCAACAATATTTAATTGGTATGACAATCACCCCGAGTTTAAAATGGCTCGTGAGATCGGTGAGAAGTCCTGGCAGCTCTTTCTTGAAAGCCTTGCCTACTACAAGGTGACCGGCATCAAGTCGCCTGAGCTGGATAAATTGGGCTCTAAGAAGATCGACGGTGAGATGCTTAGATTCTTATTAGCCAGAAAATTCAGGAAAGATTACTCAGAGCGCACAGAAGTTGAGCATAGCGGAAAGGTTGCGCACACAATCATTTTCGAAGAAGTTCTTGGCGATGGATCACCGGCTCAAGTGCCTAGCGAGGGGCGTCCGGAACCACTTCCTGTTTCGTCAAATGGGACCAAGTCCTGAGTAAAAGAATAAAGGTTTCCCGAGTCTTCGGAGACATTAAAAGATCGAAGAAAAAGATTATTGTCAACGAGGGCTCGTCTCGATCCACTAAGACTTTTTCCATTATTCAGTACATCATCGGCGAACACTTGGCCAAGCCAGGCCTGGTCACTACCATCTGTCGGGAAAGGCTTACATGGATCAAGTCGACAATCATTCCCGACTTCAAAGAAGTTTTAAAAGACCAATTTGAAATCTGGGATGATAAGAGCTGGAACAAATCAGAATCAATTTACTCCATAAATGGCGGTCGAATAGAGTTTCTTGGGCTCGATGAAGGCCAGAAGCTTCACGGTCGAAAGCAAGACATCGTTTGGATTAATGAAGCCGTCGAAGCAAAATACAAACACTTTCAACAGCTCATCATAAGAACAAAGAAAAAAGTAATTCTCGATTACAATCCATCTTATGAGCAGCACTGGATATACGATAAGGTTAATACAAGGGATGACTTCGAATTCATCAAGTCTACCTATAAGGACAATCCATTTCTGGAAAAGGCGATCAGGGAAGAAATCGAGAGACTTGAGCCCACTCCTTATAATATTGAGCAAGGTACTGCGGATGAGGTTGCCTGGAAGATTTACGGACTCGGGGAAAGAGCCGCTCATAAAGGTCTTATCTTTTCTAAAACAAGAATATGTAAAGAGCTTCCTCCGGAGAGTGAATGGACTAAGTTTTTCTATGGCCTAGACTTTGGGTTTACCAATGATCCAACGGCGTTTACCTTGATTGTCCTATGCCACGGTGAGCTTTATTTTAAGCAGATGTTTTACAAGCGTGGCTTGACTAATATCATCAACCCAAAAAACCCGGACCAGGATTCAATAGAAAAAAGATTTATTGATATGGGAATCTCCAAGACCGTCGAGATATGGGCAGACTCTGCGGAGCCTAAATCAATCCAGGATTTAGTGAATTGTGGTTACAATGTTAAGGCAGTCGAAAAAGGTCAGGATTCTGTCAAGGTCGGAATTGACACGATTAATAGATATAAAACCCACATCACCGAAGATTCTATCGAAGCTATAAAGGAAAAGAATAATTACAAATGGAAAGAAGACTCGAGCGGAAACCAAACCAACGTTCCAATCGATGCCTTTAACCACTTCTGGGACTCGGTAAGATACGGCGTTTTCATGTCCTTCCGCGAAAGAGTTGGAAGTTTTGTCGATCTTATGAAACAATGTAAAAAATAAAAAAAACAAGGAATACGAGCATGGATCGCTTCAAATTCGTTAAAACAGTCACGCCCAATGACGGTGCTGACAATATTTTAAATGCTCAATCATCACCGCAAGCATGTGAGTCAAGAATCATATTGTGCGCAGTGGGTGGAACAATTTCTTTCAAGGATGGAAATAACGACACTGTCTCCTTCACCGCAATCGCGAACATTCTCTATCCAATATCCACACGCAGAATTCTATCAACTGGAACTGCCGCGACAGGCATCACAGCTCTTTGGTAAGAAGGAATAAAAATGAAGACATTTGATAAAGTCAGGCTGAGCCTGTCTAGGTTTTTTTATCCGACAGATGCTTTCACTCAAAAGCTTCCATTGCTCATTGAGCCGGATCAAAACCCGATGACTCACTTGATCAATAAAGGGACGTCAGGGACTGAAATTTACGGAGGGTATCTTTCAGAAGAGTACTTGACGGAGCTCCAGGGAAAAGAATGGGCCCTTAAAGTCGACATGATGAAAAGGTCTGACTCAAACGTGGCAATGTGCTTAAGGGCTTTAAAGCTTCCCATTAAGTCGGCAAGCTGGATTGTCGCCACCGATAAAATAGATTCAAACGAGGTCGGTCTTCTTGCAATGGCAGAGAGGCAAAAACTTTTAATCGAAAGGGCATTGTTTAAAGATTGCTCAAAGACATTTACCAGGCTTCTTGGTGAAATCCTGACGATGTATGATAACGGATACTCTCTTTTCGAAATCACATACAGAGTTAAATTCAATGACAAGGAACTCGGAACATATAACACCGTCAAAAGCATTTCTTTTAGGTCACAGAAGACAATTGAGAAGTGGAACGTGCTTAATGATGGATCGCTTGTTTCGGTAACTCAAAATGCCTATGGAGACCTGGGCAAGTGTGTTGACATCGATTCAGATTTCCTAATGCACTTCGCTCCGGACCAAGAAGGTGACAACTATGAGGGTATTTCTATCCTTAGGGCCATGTACGGAAATTGGTTAAGGAAAAATTCTTACCTTAGGTGGATCGCAGCTGGAGCCGAGAAGTCATCTATACCAACCCCTACGCTTCAAATTCCAGCTGGAAAAATTGGCGCGACTAATGAGATTAACGCCGCAACAGAATGGCTAAAAGAGTACACGTCTAATGGATCGAACTATCTAATCTTCCCAGAAGGGTGGACACTGAGCCAATTCAAGTTAGACTTTGACCCAGAAAAAATGCTTAAGCTTGTTCAGTTTGAAGATCAATCAATGGTTAACTCCATCCTTGCTTCATTTTTATTGCTTGGTCAGAACGGTGGGGGGTCACTTGCTCTTGGGCAAGACTTATCATCATTCTTTGGCCAAACGTTTAAGTGTACGACTGATTTTATCAGCGAGGTTTTTCAGAAGAGAATGATCGAACCATTGATAAAAATGAACTATGGAGATCAGCCCATTCTTGTATCGCTCGAGTGCGAATCATTGAAGGATGATGCTGACGCATTGTTTGCTACGACTCTTAAGACATTCCTAGATAGCGGAGTGATTAAGCCAGACTCTCCACTTGAGAAATTCATTCGTGAAAAGTACCAGTATCCAGAGGCTGACCCTTCCACCGCAAGAGAGGTCGCACCTCCTCAACTAAATGGACCGGCAAGATTTTCTGAGATGAAGAAAA